CTGATTTTTGTTTCATGGACTGATGCGAGTATTGGCAAAAGTTTGAGCGGGGGCTTAGCTGGCATAGATGTTCCAGTGAGCAGCTGGGGAATATACATTGGGTTGCTGGGAGAGAGAAGCAAGCACATAATCTTGGCTCAAAATAATTTTCGATATGCAGACGGCTTGTATGACATTGACTATACGGCTATTCCTCTTTCATGGACCGTTGACGTTAAAGTGATTGAGAAACAGCATGTGAAGCCAGAGGAAGCCAAACAGTTGCTGAACAGTTTCTTGATGGGTGGAAGGCGTACTTTTCCGAAACGGACGAGACAGAAGAAGGTGGTGAATCATGACAAGCTGGCTTAAAAAAGCCTTAACCAAAAAGGTAGCCCGCAAGGGGCCTCGAAGAAAGCAGCAGGTAATCATAATTCCGCCAAGTGAGAAGCTTGTTATAGGCGTGAAGTTCGCCATGGGTATGACTGTTTGTTTGTCAGCTATTGAAATTGCTCACATAGCGTTTTTGGGTGAATGGAACAGTGAGATCTTCGCGGCTATAACGGGTTTGATAGGCACTGTTTCAGGCGTTTTGATTGGGCAGAGAGCTTGAGGGGAGTGGCATATTTGGAGCCAAATAAAGTTCATACATTGAAACGACGTTTTTTTCAGAAAGTTAAACGCATCGCAGATACTTATGACCCGAGAAAGCTGCCCACTGAGGAGCTTCGTGGCGAAATTATTTTGAATCTCAGAGAGCTTCTTGAGATTGCACACAGAGAGGCGAAAAGTAAGGGAAGGTATGGTGCTAAACATCAGAAATGGTCGAAGTTAGCCGCTTACATCAGCAAGTGCATCAACGTCATTATGCGTGATTACGACGCTGTCAAGATAAAGGCTCAGCTTGAAGAGTTGAAGGAGCTGGTTTACAATGAGCTTCTTAGAGACAGAGAAACAGGAAATTGAAAAACTTAAGCATGCAATTAAAGCTGCTATTGCTGCCAAAAAGAAGAGGGTTCCAAAGGATCCCGTGAAGTTTTGTCTGGACTGGCTGGGATTTGAACCCACAGAATACCAGCTTAAACTCATAAGGCTTTTCCAGAAAAAACAGTTTGTGGCCGCATGGTGGTGTCGCCAATCTGGAAAATCGCACATCATCTCAGCTCTGCTATTGTGGTTTGCCCTCAGAAACAAAGGCTGCTACATCGCAGTTGTAGGTCCAAGCTGGAGACAGACAAAACTAGTCATACGCAGGATCAACAGTTTCCTTCGCAAGCTGGATAAAGGCTTCTATCATAAACCGCTTAAAACGATGGTTCGCCTCTCAAACGGCAGCTTGATCGAGGCTTTCCCAAACAACCCGGAAACCATCAGAGGACCCACATTAGACCTTGTTTACTGCCTGCTTGGGCATGTGAAAATTGCCCTTTCCGACGGCTCTGAAATCCCGATTGGCCAGATTAAACCTGGTCAAGAGGTTTTGACCTACAATAAATCTAAAGGAGAGATTGAAGCCAAGAGAGTTTTGGGGGTTTTCCGTAATCCTCTAGGCAAAAGGAAATTAGTGCGAGTAGTTCATGATTTTGGATCGTTAGATTGTACAGGAGAGCATAGAGTTTTCACGTTAAAGCGGGGATATGTTCCCGCTGTTTCAGTTACTTCAAAGGACAAAAGTTTATATCGTGTAAATATAACAAAATCCACTGAGAACCCTCAAATTGTATCAGAAATCGCAGTACAGCCAAAAGTTAACGCCATATCAGGAGCAGTTTGTCTACGGCGGGCTCTTAGGCGACTTATGCATAGTGAAGCCAAAAAGCAAGACAGCGAACGCACACTTAGCTATAAACCATTCGTCAAAGCAAGCAGAATACGTTCAATTCAAATATTTGATTATGAAAAACTTTGTGGGAACTCCGCCGCGCATCATCCCAAACCAGGGATGGGGAAAGGAACTTATGAGATTTTACACTCTGTCGCATCCGGCTTTTACAGAAATCTACTATCTATGCTACCCAAACGGAAAGAAAACGGTCTCCCTACAGTGGCTATCGAGGATTCATTCTCCCTTCGCATTGGCAATCTGGTGTATGGACGACGGCAGTCTCTCAAAGAAGGGAATTATGACAATCAACACTCACAATTTCTCGAAGAAGGAACAAATGATTCTTCAACGATGGCTACGAGATCACTGGAAAGTAGACTCCATAATAAAACAGGACAAGAGAGGGAAGGGTTTTTTCCTGTTTTTTCACGCAAAGGAAAGAGACAAGTTCTCCGACTTGATCAGGCCCTACGTAATCCCGAGCATGAAATACAAAATCCTTCCAGAGCTGAAGCCAGTTCCCTGTGTGATATGTGAGAGGCCAGTTCTACCGAAAAGAGCCGTTCTCTCTGCCGGGAAAAAAGTTGTTTGCTCAAATCCAGAATGCAAAAAGATGTTAGCGAAACTGAACAGAGGTTGGAAACCGAAAGAGCCAAGAGCATGCGTAGTTTGCAGGAAAATTTTCACCCCTATACAAGACAAAACAAAAACGTGCAGTCCCGCTTGCAGAAGAATATACAGACTTCAACAAAAGAGACTCCGCCGAATGCGAAACAAAAAACCGTTACCCCTTCGGAAATGCTTACACTGTGGTCGCATGTTCGTTCCTATAAGCGGCCACCAGAAAATCTGCAGCGAGGAATGTCGCAGAGAACGACACAGGATGAAAACCAGGAAGCCACTTACTCCAAAAACATGTGCATATTGTGGCAAGGTGTTCATTCCAGCGCATGCAAACCAGAAATATTGCAGTACAAGATGCCGAGAACGTCTTTATTACGAGCGGAAAAAATTAAAGTTTTCAACTTAGAAGTTGAAGATAACCACAACTACTTTGCAAATGGTATATTAGTTTCCAATTGCGATGAAATGAATTTCATCCCGAACGATGAGGAGATGTATGACGCTATCCTATTCACGTTGGGCACTACAAATGGAAAGTTTGTTTGCACAAGCACGCCTTGGACCACGGACTCCGTGTTTTTCAAGATTTGCCACAACAAGGAGTTTAATGATTTCGGCAGAAGCCACATCAACTGGGAACAAGCTTTGGAGCCGAAAGGTCCGTTGAAAAAGAGCATTCTTGATAAGATAAGGAAGCAGTTTGAGGGTGATCCTTGGCGTTGGCGTAGGGAGATGGAGGCTGAATGGGCTGAAGACGAGAATGTTTGGCTTTCTCAGAGCTTAATCACGAGCTGCATAGACCACACGCTTGAATACTGTGATTTTGAGGAACCTGTAAAAGGCGAGTTCTATGCGGGCCTTGACCTTGGTAAGTATCAGGACCACAGTGTCTTAGCGGTTGTGAAGATAGAGGATAATTCTATAAAATTGATCCATGTTCATCGGTTTCCGTTAAAAACTCCTTATGCAAGCGTGATAGGCTACGTGAAAACGTTGTGTGACCGCTGGAATTGGATTAACAAGGTTTATGTTGACATGAGCGGAGTTGGAGATTACATTGTTGAGGACATGGTTAACGCTGGAATAACTGAGACTGTAGGCGTTAAGTTTACGGCGCCTGTGAAAGAGAAGATGGCGACTTTTCTGAAACAATGCATGGTTCAAAAAAGGCTGAAAATACCCTACGACAGCGATTTGATCGCAGAGCTGAACATTGAAAGGTTTGAGCTTACAAAGGACGGAAAAATCAAGTTTAATCACCCTGAAAATGCGCATGATGACAGATTCTGGGCGTTAGCCCTCAGCGTTGCAGCAACAAGGCATGAAACAGAAGGCAAGCCTGACTCGTTCATATTCTTTTAAGGTTTAGCAGGGGCTGGTTTGACACAGCCCAAAACTTGGTATAATGAAGCCACAGAGCTGAGGAGCTGAGAATCTCCCTGACTTTAGTGGGAGAGTGTCAACTTCTTTTTCTTAAGACGTGAGCGTGATAAACTGCAACGTGGGTGGGGCGACGTTTTATTTTGATTAAAATTGTGATTGGCTTTATTTTCTCGATGATCGTTGCGTATATCAGATATTGATTTGGCTTGTTCCGTTCTCTTATCCATACGCCATATCTAACTTGGCTTTCAAACCATTCTCTACTTGCAAAACTTCTGTGATGTTTTATCCAATTAAGCGGTTGAGACTCAAAAGTTATCGGACCAAAATATATTCTTCTACGCGGTTGAGAACGAAACATAGA